TCTGGCACCGGGCAGACCCATCAAAGCTCCAAGAGCGCCACCTGATACCAAAGCTTCGGTAAGTCCTTCGCCTGCTGGCAGGTCCTGATTCGTCCCATAGTTATATGCCGCGTTACTGCCAAGAGTGTACGCAGCGTTGAGAGCAGCGGCATCAACGGCATTGGCGGCCAGTTCTTTACCTACTACAGCTTTGAGGCTTTGTTTCGCTGCGGCGTCAGTGACATCTTTTATAGCGAAAGCTCGCGCCACTTGCGGCAGCGCGGTCGCTCCCGAATCAAGGGCAGCCTGAGTTCCACGTTGTACAGCCAGTGCGCGTAAACCCATACGCCCAAGCTGTGCAGGCCCGACTGTTATCGCGCCCAAACCCCCGCCTACAAGCGTGGCAAGATTAGCTGTTGACTCAATGCTATCCAGCTTCTGTTGTTCGCTCAAATTGGGATCATTCGCTACGCGTTCGATAGCTTCTCCGCGCCCGTACAATGCTCCCGTAGCACCGCCGCCAAGAGCTGCGCCTACGAAGGCGCCGGGAATACCCCCCAGCATGGAACCTGCTGCGCCGCCCGCAAGTGTGCCGGCGGCTGTGCCGATAACAGGTTCGGCAAATTCTACTAACGCTTTAAACGGGTTACTTGTGCGTAAAGAAGTTGTCCCTCGCCCTTCCGCTTCAAGTCGCCTGACTTCATCGAGGTATGGATTATCGGCGCGACGCTGCTCATCAGCCGCCTGCCCGCGCTTGACCATCTCGCTTTCGCTGTCTGTGAAAGACTGTATGGCGCTGGATACGCTGTCTTTGATAGACCCGGCCATGCGTCCCAGCGTACCCAAAAAATCGGAAGAATTTACTTCTTTATTTCGTGCCTCATATTGTGTCTGGAGGGGTTGAACAAGAGACTTTGTAAGTTCCTCTCCTGACATGTTCAGGATTTTTGCGAGCCTCGGAGTAGCAGACTGCCGCATTTTATCGAGAGATTCTTTCTGTGCTGGCAATGACATCTTGTCAAAACCTGACCGAAGTTTCTGCATCTCGGGGTCATTATCAATAATCTGCTGACGTCTTTCAGCAAGCATCTGTTCTTTTTTCAGTATCCGTTCTTTCTGCGTCGGGGCCTGAACAGCTACTTTTTCCACAGTGCCATCAGCTTTCGGCAGCTCAATAACATCCGTGTACCTGTCAATTCGCTGTACGCCACCTCCGCCACCTCCGCCACCACCGGCAGCACGTGCTTGCGCTGCTGCAATACGAGCCTCCATAAGACGCTGTTTGGCAATAGCTTCCTGCGTCTTGATAAGCATGGCAAGGCCCGTCCCCTGGTTTCTGCTGTCCCAGCCGATATTGGGCCGAACCTGCGGTATGGCGAATGGATTACTAAAACCGCTTGGCATGGCTGCCTCAAAGTATAGGCACAGAGTTGATAAGTTCTAACAGTTTCGTATCATAAGGTGAACGGTTTTGCAAGCTCTTGCCGGGCCTGGCCCCCGTCTCGCGCATCGCTGCTTCGATAAGATACATATTGCCCTGATATTCCGGGTCGTACAAGGTCTCTGGAAGTTCGTCTTCCCTCGACGGAATAATGTCTATAAGCTGGCTCATGGCGTCACCCTCGGATATATTGGCCCTGCTCCATACGTTATGTCGTACGGGTCTGGCATAGCCAAAGGCGCATGCGATGGCGCGAGCGGCACATCAATAGCTGTGGGTATAGACAAGGCTGGTTCCAGCCACGGGACGTCAATATCAATGTTCATGCCGTCGTCATCAGGGACAGCTACTGCGTTGGGAAACAAAGGCGCCGCGGGCGGAAATGTCGGACGCGCGGCTGCGTAAGCCGGGTCAATAGGCCCCGGAGCAGGCCCCATCGAAGTATGCGGCCCGTAGCCGGGGGCAACAGGGGCAGCAGGGGGTGCTGGCAGCGGTGTATAACTTCTGTCTTGCGCTGCTCTGCGGGCATCTGGCGAGCCAAACTGCATGTCGGACTGCATTGGGTCGCCATAACCAGTACGCGCCGGACGAAGCGCAGGCTCAGCAGGAGGGGCGACTGGCGCAGCCGGTTGCGAGGGGGCTGCTGTTTTGGCAGTCTTGCCTCCGCCAACAGTTCTTGCCCCGGCGACAGGCTGCTGCTGCGCCTGCGGCATCCCGCCCCACATCCACGGCATCATCCACGGCATCATCCACGGCATCATGGGCATCGGTATTTGCGACATCAGCCCCCACGCCACTTCGTGAGGATTGCGAGGCACGCCGGAAAGAACGTGAGGGTATCTTGTGGTTCCGCCCACCAGAGGCTGCACGCTCATATTCCCGAACGGGTCGGTAAACGTGCGGTAGGCTAGCGGCGAATACAACCCCATCTGATTCACTATTGGAGGGGTTGCGTGCCTTTCGTACGCTTCCCTGGAGCCGGGGGCCATGACGTTTCCACCGGATGCGCGCACTACCGGCAGTCGCCCAGGGCTGTACCCGGAAGCCGGAGACTCACCCGGTATGACATACACAGCCCTCCCGCCATACGAAGCGAGCACCTGGTCACGCAGGGTGGGAGTTCTATGGTTTATACTGTCGTCTGCCTCGCGCAGCGCAGCCGCTATCGTGGGCGATTCATTATCGTACGGATACGGCATCATCCACCTCAACCAATGTTTCTGGGAACAGGGCTGAATTGTCCGCCCATTTGCGGCGGTTGATGCCCCATGCCTGAAAAACTGTTCACATATCCCATCCAGGCTGCCATCGGGTCATACATTGAACGTATCCATGCATTACCCATTTCGCCGGGCAGCCCTGCGTACATAACGCCAAGACGCATCGCATTCGCCGATGCGCCCATAGAAGAATCGGCCCCCTGATTCCACGCCATGTCCAGTCTCGGCTGCCACGTTGCTTCCGTGAACAAATTGGATAGCTGCTCCTGCCTGCCGCGATTGTAATTGAACAGGTCTGTCCAGTTATCTTTTATAGCTTGACGTTGCCCCTGCATGTAACCGGGGAGCAAGCCGGCAAGACTTCCGAGAAACGAAAAACTCATAAGCTATCCCCTATAAGGTAGCGCTGACACCGCTGCCGGGTCCCCATGATGTGCCTGTGTAACTTGTGGAGACAAGTCCGTAACTCGGTGCGCTGTTCCCAGATATATATGTCGATGGGTAATAAGTGTCAAACCTCGCGCCGTAATAGCCAAGCGCCTGGCTCACACTGCCAAACGCTTTGTTGGCTATGTCGCTCACGTCGCCCATAAGCTTGCGCGCCACATCGCCGTACTGCATGGCGACACTACCAAGATTTCGCCCAAGGTTCAAGATATTACTGCGTCTGTTCCAGCGTTGGTCATTCTTGAAATCAACAAACCACTGGTCGTCGCGCAGATTATAATTCTCTGTATCGACAAGCAGGAGATTACGACTGAACTCAAGCTGACGCACTGCCGTGCTATCCATACAAAGACGATAAGCTTTAGCCTGATTGCCCATGTAAGTGTTCATATAATCAAACGACGGGTCAACAGCTTCATGCGCTCGCTCCCTGTCGGCGGAGCAATCCATTTCCCTGATGGGTTCCGTCGAAGCTTCGTTGAGAAGCTGCCTCTCAAGAGGCATGTAATTATTGGCGAACCTGTCCCATTTGAACTTCGCCTGCTGGTAATAGCCCTCAGCAAGGTCCTCTTGCAGGTCAGCGATTTGTCCCTGGACACTGGCGTTAAGCAACGCGATGCCAAGTTGTGCGGCCTGAAAGGCATACGTCCATAACGTGTCACCCTGCACGCCATATTCCGGCGCAGCCCAATGGCAGAAGCGAAGACGGTCAAGCGTGCCATGTTCGCCCCCGTGCTCTTTGCCGTATAAGGTTTCGTCAAGATTGACCTCTGCATCACCACTGCCAACCAATGCCTGGGCTACGATTCTGCCAGCCTCGTACGCAGTAAATTTGTCGGCCATTACTTATATATCCCCATCTGCTGCAAGTATTCGCCGCCAGCTACTTCCGTACCGACCTCATTGAACCTGTTGCCCCATGTATAGCTTCGCCCCATATATGTAGGCGAACTGTTACCGGCTACATACGTTGCCGGGTACGAGGGCTGGTGCCGGTTACCTGCGTGGCCAAGATACATCCCTGCTGATTCGAGACCTTGCCACGCCTGGTCAAGCAAACTGCCGTAGATGCCAGCGCTCGCGGTTCCGAGCGAAGTAACGTCGGCAATAATATCTCGTCCCCTCTTCGCAGTATTGAGCATCTTCTCCCAGCGTACATCATTACGGGCCTCCACATAGGCGCGTTCATTACGATATCCGAGACCATCAGCCATTGACACAGCCTGAGCTTGCGCGTTCGAGATACGCAAGAGCATATCACTCCGAAGTCCGGTGCAATATCTGGATGTACAACGCATGGAACTGCGAAGCTTGCCCTTGAACTCTATCCATGCTGAAGCTCTGGCGCGTCCTCTGGCAGCTTCGTAAAATGGCTCGGCTACCTCAAGCGACCGGGCTTCCCAAAGCTCCTGGTTTTCAACAGGGGCGTAAGCATCTTTGTAATAGTCAAGCCAATTCTCCGCAATGCGCCAATACTTCTTCGCCATCTCCCATTCTTTCATGGCGATGTCGAGAGCTTTATATGCATTATACCCGGCAGCTGCTAATGCTGCAGCCGAGAGAACGTCGCCGAAGAGGCTTCGGTCTGCGTCTCCAACTCCCCGTGCTGAGTTACATTCAGCGCTTTGCTCAACCATCTCTTACTTCTTCGAGTATCTACTGATAACAGTGTCAGCGGTTTTGACCCACCCTTGCGGGGCAGGATACCAATGCGTTGTATCGTGGCTGACCCATAGCTCATCAATACCCATAAATCTCGTAGCCTGTTTCGCGTAATCAAACAGACCCATGATAACATTGTTGTCGCCGTACCAGTCTTCAATCTGGAAAACACTAGCCCGGTACTGCAGGGGGCGGAAAACGATACCAATAAGATATCCGACAGGCTTGCCGTCCTCATCATCGTAAGCCATGAAAATACGCAGGGCCTTGCCAAACCACATCTGGGCGAAGGTATTTACATTCATATCAAACGGCGGATTGCCGTATTCCTTCGCCTTGTTATCCACCCAGTTTTTTGTATAGAGCGGGGCGAACACTTTGGTCAGTTCTTCCAAAGCCACATTGAGGTCATCATTTGGCTCAAGCATATCATACGAATAACTCATTCCTATAGCCCTTTATTTACAGTAACATTCGCTGTCCCCATCGCAAGCCAGTGAACAGGCGCAGTTCCGTCGAACCGTGCGCGATACCAAAGATGCCTCCCTCTTCTCGGCATCCTGTTCCACTTCTCTCTGGCTAACGTGCGCTCGAATATCGGATGCTCGTGGTTGTCAGTAATAGTAACTTTTGCCGCACCGTTCAATTTGATAGACCCAGGCCACCAGTTGTAGTCTCGCACTGGCCCCTGGTTCATCAGGTCGCTTTTACCAGTGATAGATGTGTGAGTTATTTGTCGGCTCTGCCATATATAGGGGCGATATACGGGACCGCTATCCCATACCCACATCTTGTTGTCCTGCAGAAATATCAGTTTGCCTGTATCAGTCGTAATCATGTCCACAGGCTTGTCTGAAAGAGTAACAAGCTCTGACCCTTTCATATCACCATAAGGCTCTCCATTAATGTCGAGCAAGAATGTAGCCATGTCTGTAGCAAAAAACAGAAAACCTTCCCAGTATGCCATACGGATAGTGTCAGGGCGAAGCTTGCGCCACTCCGTTTCGCCGAACCATTTACTCGTAACTATATGCCACGAGCCATTCGGCTGCAAAAGAATAATACCAACGGGGCTGGCGTACAACATTCCATGATGCGTCATTATCGCGCCATGCGAATAATGGCAGCCAATATCCGGCAGTGGAGCTTCAAGAGATGTAACAGGCGTGCACTTCGTATCATCGCAGCTCGACACGTCGATAATATACGGGCTACTATCGGTCGTAACAAACAACCGTTGGTCTTGTGCCAGTATATGAACGATGTGATAATCAAGCGTGAGGTCATATTTGGCAGGCCAATTATGTGGTTGAAATTGCTCTGAGAAATATATGCGGTTCTTGATGAACCCGGCAAGCCGCACCTGGTCGCCGATACTGACGACGCCGGACAAACCCTCCGGCGGCATACGGTCATACTGTGTCTCGAGCGCAGCCCCCAGATACACACCTGCTACGTTATCCGTAAAAGTTGGAATGAGCGTAGGTATCTGGGCAACGAAAAGATAGTCTGTAATTGGTTTCTGCACCTTGCCGTCGGCGGCGCGAAAACCGGTGCTTGCCCGGTAAATGTTCACCCAGCCTATATGATAGTGGTCAGGTGGAGTCTCGAACCCGGAGACGACAACTGTCGAGCCATCATCGACACGGACAATATTACTTGCTGGCGATGGTGCAGACTCCTCGCCCCATCTGTTCACGAAAGTGTAAACGTACGAACGAGCGTCAGCCTCGCGGCTGCATTGCTCGTCAGCGGTAGCCGTAAGCGGGGAGAGCGGAGCCGGCACACCGACAGGGACATAATCAAAACTGCAGCAGGTGTCCACAAGAACAGCCTCAAGCCCGTTATCACAGTTTCTGCCGGTAATATAAAATCTCCCCCAGTCAGGCGTAAGCTCGGCAACGCTTACCTTATCCGTCCAGCTGGCAGGGCAGCACCCGTACAAGTGGATAGTCCTCGCCCCGGTAACAGCCGTCGCGTGTTCGCATGGCTCATGCCACGCCTCGATTATTCCATTGCGCAGCTTAACGTCGTGGGCAATCGTAGCCTGATTGAGAGCCAGCATGTGCTCTGAGAGTTTGGGAACTATCCCTCCAAAACTTTGCAGTATCACGACACATCCGAGCTAGTGAAATATGTGGTGGGCCAAAGAAAAATATGAGTGCCCATTCTGTCCGGCCACGGCCCGTTGCGTGAATAGACGTCCACTTTGTGCGCGCCTTTCATTATAATTCCCGGCGCGTAAATCAGGCGCAGCGCAGCAGCATTGGTGGCAATACTGTCCGGACCGTCGGTAATATTCGGCACGCCGAGAGAACAGGGGACATCGTCAAGATAAACTTCAAGCCCGTTCCAGAAATTCAACGGCAAAGTCGAAAGCAGCATCCCGGTTATGCCCGCACTTACGGCCATCTCAAACGTGCCGCCGGCGTGGGTAATGCCTCCCGTGCCGGTGTCCCATGTATGGGCAAAACACATACCGGGGTTGAATGTATCAACAATGGATGTGATTGAACCCTGTGAGTTGATAGTAACATCATGCGTCCCCCAGCGAACTGTCTGCCATCCGCCCAGGTCAATCTCCTGCTCGACAGCCATAAGCCTGCCGTATGGGTCAACAGTCACCTTGAACCCGCCAAGGGAGTAGTCGCCCGCAACCGCCTGCGCCGGCTTGCTCAGTCCTATAGTGGTAACACCAGACGCGGTATCAGTGGTCGCACTTATACCGTTGCCGCCGACAATGCCTGTGATGCCCTTATTCGCGGACCCAGAGCCTTTGTCTATCAGATGACCATACCTGTCAAACACCATGCCGTTGACCGTGCCCTGCACACCGGTCTTGTGTTTCAGGGTATAAGGGTCATTTCTAGCGCCCGACCCGGTAACGACGATAGCATCATTGGCGGAGGTGAGATATATCCCGCCCCCGCTACTGCCAGAGGAGGTTATTATGAACGGGTCGGACACCGTTCCACTTCCCGTTACGGAGGTTCCCGAGCCACCTTTGATGGTAACTTTTACATAAGGCTTGCCTGATGCGTCAAGCTGATAGAGATTGCCGGCAATGGACGACGGCGGACAGCAACCGCCGGAACTGCCCCCGCCTCCTGTCCCCACGCCAGGACTGCCGCCGCCCCCGCAATCTCCGGGCAAAGGAGCACAGGGACTGCCTGTATATAGCGGAGCTTCCTCAGGCTCGACGCCTATGATACAGCCATCAGCAATAACAACTTTACCATACACACCATCGGGGGGCGGAGTGCCGCCCTTGACGTGTACGCCATTTCCGTCAGACCACACGCGGCCGCCAAACGGCAGACATATAGACCACGCTTCCCCAGCCTGTGGTGTTGGTTCGCAAGGGTCTTTTATCTCTTTACAGTCTGACATTATAAACTCCTAGAAACCGCTCCTGGGCGCCATGACATTATCTGGAACCTTCACACAACGCGTCGGCTCGAAACATCTTTCATGTTTGCCACAGGGTAAAGAAGTCGCTTTGACGCGCATCCTTTCACAATATTCTGTGAGCTGTAAAGCGTCCTTTTTCTTTTTCCCCACGCCGCTATCATTTGAAGCCAAGCCATCCCCAGGTAAGTAGTCGGGGTCTTCGTCTTGCGAGGAAGACAATAACTGTTTCTCTTCGACTATCACCTCGTCTGCCGGAGCTGCCTTCAAGTCTTCCAGCCGGGCAAGGCGCTCTTCTATAGAAAGAACCCTGGCTTGCAAGGCTTCAAAATCGCCGCGAAATTTTACCGCGCTCTTTTTACGCGCTGCGTCATACGCTCGTTTCCTGCTTTGTATGCACGCGGGGGAGCAACACAACTGCGAGGGATAGCTGGCAGTAAATTCTTTTCCGCATGTAAGACAGCTTCGTTTTCCGTAATCCACTACATCACCCTTCCAAATTGCATTTTGATGCTGCCACGCTGTTGACGCTCGGCTACTGTTATAGCGTCCTGTGATAGCATCCGTTCGTATTCGCGCATAAGCTCGCCGCCCACACGCAGATTTGTCCATGGCCTTCCCGTGATAAGCATGATGTGCGCTCGAACGCCCATGAGCAGGGTGCTATGGAACCTGTCGAAATATACCTTGGGAAGTTCGCAAGCGTCACGTTCCGGCACGACAGCCATGTTTACAAACAAGGCGCCACACCGGCAGTCACCTGTGTAATGCAGCACCTGGTCGTAATCATCCCACCAGGCCAGGTTCTTCTCGCAGCAGCACGCGCCGTCTGGTGGTCCCCACGACCTGCGCGAAGGATAGACGTTACAGTCAATGCCACCGGGCGAGCGAAAGATACCCATAATGGCCCACATCCGCAGACCGTCAGGGGAACGCAGAGCATAGCGCGTAACACAGGGCTGGAGCTGTATGCGTACCCAACGGCGCAGAAGGTTACCCTTCTCGGCCATATCCACGGCCACGCGCCGGATATAGTAAACATACAACTCCATTGGCAAGTCCTTGAACTCGAAGCGCAGCTCCGGGTAGAAAGACTGTAGCGACACGGTGGGGAACGGCTCATATACTACAAGAGTATTCTCGCCCTCCCTGACTGGCGGCTGACTAGCTTGCCGTGCTTGTGCCTGACTGACTGGTTCGCTCAAAATCTTTCTCCTCTTCCTCGGTCTCTGACCGAGCGAGCAAGCGCTTCACGAGCATATCATACATCTCAAGATGATTCTTGCCAAGCTGAAAGATTGCCGGGTTATTCTCACCATCAACCATATACGCCCGGGCGAGCATCCACTCTTTCACTATCGGAATAAACCGCCAAAAGATGATATCATCATCACTGACAGAATGAATATGAGTATAGCACTCGATAGCGACGTAATGGTCTTTCCCGTCAGTCGGCGGGGGGACGAGGCGAAAATACTTCCCGTCTGTATCACTGATGGAATATCCAACCATCTGGTATTCGTCCGGGTCTTTGAGGCAAATCTTTTCCGTGTCAGTAGGCCACTCATTATCCGGGTTATCCGTAATGCGTATAAGCGTGCGGAGTATCTTTTGCCCAGTTTCATCAGTCTCTCCTACAACACGAACTACCTGGTCACAATCGCAGCAGGCTTGCTGCCAGACCCCGCCAGACTCAGCCTTGACTACATAGCGTCGTATAAAAAATCTGTAGAATGTCTGGGATAAATCTATCAAAGCTTCGAGCAGATACTGCTTGAGCATCTCGTATGTCCAATGCTCAAACTCGTATCCCGGCTCCTGGTCGTTCAAATCAAACGACACCGCTCCGATAATATCACGCGCAGTCATTCAAGCTCCAACGCCAATTTATCAAGCATGGCAATGCTTTGCTTTTCAAAAAAATGGTCCATGTGTTCCGCATTAAATGGCAGTGTGGCATCGTTCGGTGCCGGCTGTGGGACAGGGACCGCATAAGTAGCGGCCTGCTGCACAAACTGCTTCTTCGCTTCATCAAGTAAAGCTTGCTGTTCTTCGGGGGAGTAGTCGCCCTGAATAACAGTATGCGCCCATGTAGTCGGGTCAGTGTTACCGTTGGCATCGCAGTTGACCATTAAGTCGCGCATACAGGCAAGCCCCTGGGTCCACGGCAGAACAACGCCGGTTTTCGTGTTTTTCAAATAGGCACTGCGCGGCAGAGGGGGGTCAACGTTCTTTGCCCCCATAGCCCTCATGGCTTCCACACGGTTGGCGGCAAAATTCTCATCCAGTGGTATGGTCGGCGCTACAGGCGCGACTGGTGTCGGTTGTATCATTATGGCTACCTCATTATGCAAATGGGCGCACCACCAATGCGCCCATTCAAAAAACTTACCAAGTCAAAACCAGGAATGCAACAGGAAAATATCTCAGCTGGGCTTCTTTGTCAAGACGCTTTCCACATTACTGTTCAGTCCGGTAGATGCTACGCGCAGGCTCATTATCTTGCGACGTGCTTCCTCGAAACCATTATTGGTCATGCCGCCGAGACCGTTGGAGCTACCGGGCACAGATAGCTTGGGAGTAAAAGTCTTGCCCCCAGATACAACGTCCTTGGAGACCGGGCCTGTTGCCTTGGTATTAGCGACATTTGCCATGACACTACCCTACCTGCATGCTGCACTCAAAAGCGGAAAGCTTGGCAGACTGATATACAGCAATGTTCGACTTCCAGATAAGGCCAATCTTGTCGGCGTCACCTTCGGTCACCTGGAACCCTACTACGACACCGCCGTAGTACTCGTCCAAACCTTCAGTCGGTATGCCCTTGTCATCAGTCTTGACCAGGTCGTGACCAAACGTGCAAGGTAGTTTGCCCTTGTCCGGCATCAGGTCAATGAAAGCGTATCTAGTATCTCCATCCTTGAACTTGCCAAGCGGGAACTGCGAGACATTTGCTGCCGCCACAGCGGCGGCATAGTCGGCGTTCTCTTCCCACTTCCATGCACGGTTGGCAATATCCCAGGAACAACGGTAAGCCACCGGCTTGATATACACGCCGTCGAGCAGCTCATCACCACGAGTCACCTCAATATGCTGCGCCTGCCAGTAAGAACGCCACGGCACCCAGTTCAGGAAAATAATATCGCCCACAGCTTTGACATTCCGCAAAGCAACGCGCTGCCATTTATGGGCGTCATTGCCTTGCATGTTCGGCACGAGTGGGAAGACCTGTGTCAGCCACCCCTGATTCAATGCGCCATCGGCATGAGAATCATACGGCGGAGTGTCTTCGTAGTGCGGGGCAGAGAAGGGCTGGGAAAACTCGGGGTAATCCCCACGGCAGAACCTCGGCTTGAAGTCGGGAGTACCGCCGCGAAACATATTAATCATAGCCATAACGTTACTCCTTAGTCAGTGATTGGGTCAAACTGCCAGTAACCAAGCACGAGCGCGTCGGGGTAAATAACTTCCGCACCCCAGGCTACAAGGTACTGATACCTGACGCCAAAATGATTCGGGTCATTGGTATTGAGACGCGCCTCAATAATATTGGAGGCGTATGCGGTAGACTCTTTATGACCGCCAATAAGGAAGAACGCAAGACCGCCGCTTTCATCCTGGCGAACTGGCACATGGATGGACTCAATAATGGTGAATCCGGCAAGCTGTTTGTCCCACATGCCGGACACGATAGTGCCACAAGAGCAGGAGTAATCAGAATTACCAAAGTTGCTTAAGGCAATGTAAGTACGCAGAATGGGCGGAACGATAAGGAACATCTCGCCATCGCGCCACCGCTTCTGCTCCAGAAGCGCACGCTGCAAGTCGAACAGAACCTTGGGCAAATTTCTGGGATTAACATGAACAGGTGCGCCAGGTTTACCAAGATTGATGTCATGGTTAAGACCGGCCTTGTCCATGCTGTTTTTCGGAGACACCTGGGCCATCATGCGGGCCAGCACATACTGACGCTGGCAATCGACATAAGACTGATAGATGGATTCGAGCAATTTCTCCTCGAATGGCGCCCATCTGTCGCAGGCCATCTTGATTGTGGTCGAGTCAAACTTGATGTCCTGATAAGCCATGTTACAGATAGTCAGGCATCGTGCCGTGGTCGTCACCGTGCTGGGCACCAGTTCCTGGTTCAACTGGTAAGACCGCATCGGGCCAACTTCGGGCGCTTCCATTATCTGGATGGTCTGGGCGCACTGCGTAACAGGCTGAAGTATTTCCGAAGAAGTAATACGGTAAAGCCAGTCCTCCTCATACACACGGGCAAGGATGAAGTCGCTGAACTCGTGTCTTGCCAGAGGGGTGGCTTCAATGTTTGAATAACCGCTTGCGCTCTGGGTAAGCATTACCTACTCCTAATGAACTCCCTCTATATGTAGAGGTTACACTGGTTGAGCGGCCCTCAATTCTGCAAGCATTCTGGTAAACTGGTCAGGTGTTATCTGACCGGTGTGCCGAGCATCAAGCAAGTCGCGCAGGGTGTAAGACACGGGTTGTCCCTTCGCTCCATCCGAGACCGCTGACGCGCTCGCTACTTGCACGGGGGCCACTGTTTGCATAGACTCAACCTTGGGAACCGCCCCCTTGTACTGGTTCACAAGGTCAATAACCGCCGCCGCATTACCGGCATTGTATTCCCTGATGGCGTACTGTTCGCGTGTTTCCACACTGGAACCATTACGTTGGTTCAAAAAAGCACGAAACTCGGGTTTCTCATACAGGGCAAAAAAATCAGGATGCGCTGTAAGCAGCTCATCCCGAACTTTCATAGATTGCAACGCCGCCATTTGCTGCGCAGTCGCCTGCTGTGTCTGTTGCAACTGCTGCTGCAGCTGCTGATACTGCGCATTCATCGCTGCCTTTGTTTCACTCAAAGGCTGGGCCAAAGTGTCCGCAGTCATCTGGATTATTCGGCGAGCGTCATCGGCGTCAACAGATTCCAACCCGGCAAAGGTTTCGTCGTTAGCCAGTTTCTGATACAACGCTTCACGCTGTTTCAACTGTTCCAATTCGTACTGGGCTTTCTGCGCTTCCGTAAGCTGCTGAGACTGCGCCTGCGCATATTGCTGCCATTGCTGCTCGCGTTGAGCAAACGCCTGACGTTCGGCTTCAAGCTGCTGCTGAAGCTGGACTTGCTCAGGTGCAATAACAGGCGCAACCGGCGCGCTTCCGTCAGTGGGGGCGTCAGTGACAGGGGCAACCGGCTGCACCTGCGCCGTAGGAGACGGCAGGGGCGCGGCACTGGGAAGTATGGTATTCCCATGCCTGCGATTTGGGACAGTGACCGTCATAGGTGAAGCAGGTTGTTGCGGCTGTTCCACAGGCAGCTCAAGCTGCGACTGCTGCTTGAGCTGCGTTGCGCTATCTTTAAACTGCTGTGTCACCATTGGCGGTCGCTGGAAAGCTTTTGATACTGGTACGTCGGGTTGTAACTGTGACATTGGCTACCTCTTTATATATGCTTCGGCATCATGAATAAGCGTGCTAAGCATAGCACACTCCCCCCATGCCACGCATGCTTCAGAGCGTAACTTTGGCTCAAACAAAGCCCTGTCCGCAAGAAGCCTTCTCCCTTCCTGTTTGACAGCGTGCATTTCCTGGAGAGCTTCAACAAACGTCTTCAACGATGCCTGGTTAGATGCCATCACGGACAGCATCTCATCCCATTTATTTGTTCGGGACATACCTGAGCCCCGTTATGGTCGCTCTCGCGCCATTGCCAAAACCAGGCGGTGGGGGGGCAACCGGGGGAGTATGAGCAGTGGACGGCGGAATGATTACAGCTCCGCCACGACCGGAAATAACAGAAGGGGCAGGAGCCGGCGCCCTTACAGGCCTGCGGCTGCCTCCGCAACGTGAACAACTCATTGTTCGCCTCCGTTGTATCTTGTATCCATAATCGCTGCATATAATGCGCCACTGCGCGGGTCTTCCCTGCGTTGGGCGTCACGGCGTAAAGCATCTATATTACGTTGTATACGAGCCTGCGCAACAACTTCTTGCGGCGCATATTCCACAAAAGGATTATCCTTTACAGAGAAATTCGGAGCGCTCGCTTTTTCCCGTGCAGCGTTTTCTCGGCGCTTCCAATCCTGCCATGAACCACCCATAGCGTATTACTCCTGCCTGTACGCAGGAACAACAAAGTCGCCGGTCTTGAGCCAGGTAACAGGAGAACCAAGAAGCAGATTACGCTCGCCTGCCACAGCGGTCGGCAGGGTCTCCTCTGTCGTGGTGGCCGGAGAAAGCCCCGGCGTACACTGGGGCATGGCAGCCGCAATAGCTGAGGCCAACTGCATCAGTGCTTCGGTGGGAAGCTGGGCGATGGCATTACCAATACGCTCGGCAGACGCGCTGTCGATGGACGACAGATTGCCAATGGCCGAGGAAACCAGATTGCATCCCGACAGGTCGCTGCCAATCACAGTGGCTGATGAAACGATGGAATTGGCTATTGTCGCGCCGTCGGCGAAATCTATGGAACCACAATCACTCATGGCAGTATCCTCATTTGAAGAAAGCGCTCGCCACCTGCGGCGGTATCTTTTCCATTGGTAAAATATCCAGCCAGACCTGCACAGTACCGATGGCGGTTGCATCGTTCAGCTCAAGCTGATAGGAACCGGGCAAGCCAATGATGCCCGTGTTTGCACCACAGGTCAGCTTCCAGCAAGTCGGCACATATATGACATCGGACTGCACGGCAGCCATGTCGAACACCGGGTCACAGAAGGAACCAGCGGTTATCCCGGCAGGCTGTACGGTGTCATAGTCAACAAGTACGCGCCAAACGCAGATTGTCTGTCGTGTCTGTGGTTCGTTCTCTACACGGAACTTGTACTTCTCCATACCGGAGGCCACAAGCATACCGACTTCACCGGGGCGCAGGTGAAAAACGCATGATTTCTGAGTCAAATTCTTTGGGGACCAAAGAGGTGTCATAGCAGTCTCCCCAGGATAAAACCGATAATTCCCCCGTAAAGCAAGCCTCTTACGGTATTACAACACAGGCATCCCGTCTGCTTGAAGGGGAATAACCAGTACATATAGAACCATTCGTACAACTTATTTTCAGGTTTGTCAATATAAAATATTTGATTTCTGAAAAAAATCTGGTCATAGTATGTGCCATGACACCAGTTGATATTATTGCAGAACCATCGGCAGACCTTATACTTCCAAGTTCCTGGCTCTGGTCGTACACTGGTATCAATCAATTTCATGCCTCGCCCCCAGATATATCAGCCTGCACGCCTGCGTCCATCATGGAACCCGGGGCGGGATTGCTGTTTGGGCCCGTACCCATGCCCTGCGCCGGTGTCGCGCCTTTCATCTGCTCCGTAACCGAACCAGGCACCCCCATAGACGACAACAGTTTCTGCAGGCTCCACTGGATAGCCGGACCAAGATTGACCATCTGCCCTAATCCGGAAGCTGCGGCTCCAAGAACCTGCAGTATTTCCATAGCCGACTGTTTCTCCATCTCTTTCTGAAGAAGCCCTTCCGCCCCTTTCGTAATAATCTGCGCATCACCTTTCACATCAGGGTCAGGCGAGTAAATCATATTCACATTGTAGAGCAGCTGGCCCATTGGACGGAACGCACCGTCCGCTATATTGTCAGTCGCCGCAGAAAGAGCCTTGTGTGCGTTCCCTTGCAAAAGGCTCATGCCACGAAACGTGCGCATTGCGCCTGACCCTACGGCTTCACCATGCAAAGCGGCAGGAATATTAGTAACCTTATCAGCCAGCTGCATAAAATATTCCATGAGCTGCACATACCCCGGAATATTGCTTGGGATATGGTAGAACTTCATAGCCGGCTCGCCGCGAGAAGCCACGTCTGATTCCACCAGATACATCGTCCCCGCTATAATCCTGCCAAGCTCGCCTTCTCCCAGGTTTTGACGCATACGCCTGTAGTCAGCTTCGCATATAGGAGCAGAAGCAAATGAAGCGTTGCGCATCAAATACTGCATACAGGCAATGTAAGCGCGCTCAGTGTCCCGCAATCGCTGGGCGATACCGTCGCCAGCTATCCTGTCGCCGCCAGTACGATAGAAGCTTGCCGTGTGAATCGGGCGCACCTGCATAGACGGGTCAGAGAAAACTTTTACCTGTATAACCTTGCCATTTATCATGGAAATCTGGGCGTTGTAATACTCGGTCTCTTCCAATCCTGTAAAATGGTATTCCTCAAGCTCACGCCCACTGACAAGACCGTAATGAGTCAAAACTTCTACTGGTCGGGTATTAGATGCCCAGAGGGATAAACTGCGCCCCGCTGCATCAGGAGAATGAGAAAGCCACAATAACGGGAAATTCATGTTACTGTCTGCTTCCTTCAAAACGTCCATAACATTGTCCCGGATATAACCCGGTAATGTCAGGGCGTCGAGAAGCTCTCTACGAGTCCAGAGGGTGCGCGTGAAAACACATGTGCCTCTCTGTGTGTCAGGGCTGTCGGGACTGTAGCAAAAATCAAAGGGCGAGATTGCGCGGAAAGTCGGAAACACTTCTGTCCGCATCCGAGGCTTATTCCGCCCCCACGACAATCTGGGGGCGCGGGTAATAAAAGGCCCGGCGAATACGGCAAACGGATAAACCGTAAAGTATTGCAAGAAATCTGTCAGAGCGCGGTGGAACCCGCCCTCCGCACACTGGTCCGCAATAAGCGCAAGCATGGCATCCGCAGCGTGTTTCGCTTCTTCTTTCTCCGCTTCAAAAGCCATAAGCTTCTGCTGGCGTATAACTTCAACAAGCCCCGCAGGATTATCTGCAAACACTCCGGCGGTAATGTCTGTGCGCACAGCTTCAAGGATGCGCTCTTTGGCGTCGAGAGAAATATCAGGGAGAGGAGTAGGCTGGATAGTCCAGGGCAAGTCGGCATTGCCGCTGGATGTCAAGGCATCATTGAGAAACGAGTTGGCGATGTCGGCTTTGAGCGCAGTCAGATTGAACCGAATATCAACACCGAGAGCTTCAGCACGCTCAGCAGCATCGCAGGAGGGGATGCCATTTATCTGGTCGTAACACTGCTGCAGCACTGTGCGCAGAGAACGGCCATTCACCTGTTCACCCGATTGCCAGGCTACACTTCGATTGAAACGCTGAAGAACCATAGCTCCCAGTTTGTCTGGGGCCTTGGTTGGTATATCCTCAATTTCCTGCATCCAGGCTATGCTGTCGGCCATTATACAATCCTCGCCAGCTTCTGCCGATGCCGCATCACAGCATCAGACACCTGCTTGAAATCATTATCAGCTTGCACCAATCCTTTATTGATAAAAAGACAGGCGTATCCTACAGCGTCCTGCAAGTGACTGTACTCATTCTTCTCTGGTTGCGGCGTGTACATTGCCCCTACACTGCCCACAGCACGAAGCCTGCGATACCGATATTCGCTCTCGAATCCACGAATAAGCATTTCACAAACAGGAGAAATAAGCAAACCCCCACCATATAAATTCAGCATGTGTTCAACGCACTGTATGCGTATCTTTGGCGAGTTACTTATCTCGGTTACAGCCTGTAATCCATACTCTGCCAGTCGCTCTTTCGGTGTGATGCCCTGCCATGAATCACGCTGGTTGCTCGGGTCAATCACAACGTAAACCGGATTGTTTGCATACTTGGTACGCAGTAAAGGAATGAGACCGCCCTGAAGAAACAACTCCAAGCCTTCGTTCGCCATATACAGCTCATCAAGTACACACCACCGACCGTTCTGTTCCTGAACAACTACCGCAGCAGGATGAATGCCTGACTGGTCCATCGCCACAATTATCTCATTCAACGGATGAGGTTGCAACTCATGCTTCGCCACATGGTTCGCCCGATTGAAATTCGGATACACCGGCTTACCATCTATAATAGCAACAGCAAGCAGACAATACTGGTTCTGGACAATATCTTCACGCCCAGTCTTTACAAGAGCCTCAATCTGGTTGCGGTAAAACCGCATCCCTTTCTCTGTCTCTGTAAAGTCTGGCGAGTCAGTGTCCTCAAACGCGCCAAGATTACGCAAGTTCTCAGCGTCGGGGTTTATCTCATAAACCGTATTGCCCTGCTCGTCCTCTTTCTTGAATGCGGCAGGCGGCTGAATGAACACATCCCAGTTATCCTGCGGATTGATAATAAAATCATCAAGCCAGGAACCAATAGGCGGACGGTTGAAATCCATCATAACCCCCGCCCAGGAACAGCCCCCCATGTCGTTTGGAGGAAAACGCCCGATACGGGAAAGCACAGCCGTATATACGGCGGCGGCACAGCCAGTCGCTTCATTTATCCAACAATAAGACCAGTTGGCGGACTTCACTTTCTCGGCGTCGTCCTCAGTCTGTAGCGCCCACAATTCAAGCTCAAGCTGTATACGCGTCCCGTCCGGCAACGGAATATTGTAAAGCCCTCGCATAGGCGAACCAGTGCTGACAATCGTGCCACACTCACTCGGCAGCACTTCCATGAGCGACCTGCGCGTTGCAGACTGAAGCTCCGGGTATGATGAGCGCACCACTCCCACGCGGGAGTAGCGCACCCCATCTTTCGCCGGAGCCTGCGCTGCGGCTGTCATGAACACATCCATCGCACAGGCGCAGGACTTTCCACTACCGTAAGGCCCCATCAAGAGCTTAAGGTACTTAGACGAATTATGGAAGGCCAACGCGGTCGGGCTGGGGATATAACTAAATGCCATGCCTCTTCCCCAACACGCAGCACTTTACCGGCTCTGGCTGGCACTTCAAATGGTATGCGTCACAGCAAACATGCTGCGTTTCACAGCTTCTGCGCCGACGATAGTCATGACTCTTGAAAGAGGCACGATAATTCTGGCACAGAGCTCTGTTCCATATAGTCTGTATCCTGACCTCGAGAAAGCTCATATCAACACCTTCTGCAGCCTATGAATTATCGCATGATTGGCCCGTTCCATCTCAGCACGTTTCCTATCGCTGGCATCAATCTCAGCGCCAAACACAAACCACATATCGTCAAGAAGCAGCTCAAGAACTTCATGCAGCGCCGCTTCGCGTACGCGCTCAGCAGCCGGAACTTCGTTGTACCATTTATCGGACAGGACAAGCGTGGCCCGTCGCCCCTCGCGATTCACAAGACACTTGGCCACTGTATTATCGTCACAGGTTTCAAAAGTGAAGTCAACTTCCCATTCGTGCAGGCCAAATTTGTCTAGCCACTTTTGCGCGGCTGCCTTGAAATTATCAAAATCGTCCGAGTCCAACTCATATTTCCTGATTTCTTCCATCACCCTTCCTCCACAGCCTCAACAAACTGGGCTACTTTTTTCACGCCTTGCGGAAATGGCAAACCGATATTAGCCTGCACATTCACCTGGGTCGTCCCCGCCGGTTCCTTATCAATCCCTGCGGCCTTTACCAAACTCTCAAGAAGCTTCAAAGCATCCGAATCTTTCATATCGCCACTGTTAGCCTTACGGTAAAGCGACTCAAACAGAGACTGTGCAAGCACCATCGCCCGATACTTGAGACCAGCCTTTGACCCCTGCTTCTGCAGCTCCTGCAGGGAAGCATCGAACATATACTGGAAATGCGGCACCTGAAGAATTTCCTTGAACTCTCCAAGGGTTATATTATACGCCGAACACAGCTCATCCAAGCCATGTATCGGACTGTTCGGAATAGTCAACAGGGCCGCATCCCAGGCAAGCGCGGGCCATTGCAGCTGCGCGTTCATGCTTTCCACTCCACGTCACGCAATGTCTGTGAACGGGCTGGCTCTTGTGGCTCGCTTGCCATGATAATGGCTACCAGCTGGGTGGCCAACTGTTCAATTTGTGATAAATGGGGAACAGTACCATTCATGGCAAGAGGTGTCGCCCACGGCATAGCCCCTTTGGCTGCTACGTTCAGAAGCTGGGCCGATGTCTTATACTGACCCATCAGCGCTTGCGCGTTCTTCTCTATTCTCTCCAGAGCCTGATTCACACGCTGCCTCCTGCTTCTGCAACTTGGCCAGACTATCACACCACGACGTATCAGCTTTCTCCGCTTTGGCCTCTTCCTGGCATGACCCCATAATCGCATTGAAAAATTGCTGGGAAACAGATTCGCCAGCTCCTTGCGGCGCTGCCAAATAAAAAGCGCATTCGTAATATTTCACCTGGGTTGGGTCAGTCGGAGGAAACTCGTACGTCCTGAACGCCTTAAGCCTACGCTCGCCGATAACCTTGCCAGTCGAGTCCTGCCGAGCCGGAAAGAGGATGTCAATAAGAGTGATAAAGATTGGCTGTTTGCGCCCCGGTACCGTTACCGGGTCACAGGTCATGGACTGCACCGTCGCCCCCTCAAGATTGGGCGGGAGAGTACTGTCAACGTCAGGTGCATACAACAAGTGCCACACTTTGCCATCATAATTAATAGCGGATGGAAATTTGAAAGCCATAGCCGTCTCCTACTTTATATTAGCTCCCGGCCATCAGCATAAGCGCCGCGACCGTATGAACCAGCTCCTTGCGAATGTCTTTGGGAGCCTTGCCAGACTCAAGCGCGGCCATCAGCTCCTTGCCTTCCATCTTCGCAATGCCCTTGTAGTCATGCTTCTGCAGATACATAGGCCATGTAGACGGGGGATTCTGGATAACCTTTGCCGCATCATCAAGCACACCCTCAAGATTGGGTGCCAGCTTCTTCACAGACGCGTAGCCGCTGCCAGCCAGCTCGCCCACTTTCTTCTTGAGGCGGTGCATCTCGGCACGCATCTCATCCATCTCATTCTGACGGGTGTCGAAACCCATTTCATTACGCCGCCTGCGCATCTCCATCTCGGCGTAGTCATCACCAAAATCCATCGCAGAGCGACGCATGCGGCGCATTTCCATTTCTTCTTCAGGGTCGCCCCAGTGATTGTTCGCTTCACTGCGACGACGCCTGCGCATCTCCATCTCGTCAGCAGTATCACCCCACGGATAGGTGTCCTCCGCAGAGCGACGACGCCTGCGCAGCTCCATATCTTCACGGCTATCACCGAGACGATGTCCGAGCATTAATGTAAAACCCATAAAAACTCCTGTATAAAAATGCCCCCTGCACGCAGGGCGCAGAGGGCGGTGTAACGCTATATTTATGCGGGGCTATCCAGCTGTAGTCGGGGTAGTCGTGGCCGGGATAAAAGCGCGAACATGCTGGATGATATTGTTCTGGGCCTGCAAAGACAGAGATTCAGCAAACTGGCGCTGCTGGCAGGCGGCGAGATTGGCCTTGGCATCGGCCAGTTCACCAAGCAGACGCCCCCTGTCGAGCTGAGCCAGCAAACCACGAGTAGCTTCACCTTCGCTATGGATGGCTTGGCGGGTGGCACAGCCTTCTTGCTCAATCAGGCGCTGCGTGGCACAGCAGCAATCTTTCTGAGAAGAAACAATCTCAAAAGTATTGTCTTTCGCAGCAAGCTGTCCCTGGTAACCAGTGGTCAGAATGGCTGCTTCCGTGCGGGACTGACCGAGAGCATTAGCCGCGCCCGCTTCACGAATTGTGGCGTTGACACCAGCGAAGCCCTGACAGGCTGTGGAGGCATTGGCAGCTGCCTGCATGAGCTGGTCGCGGCCAATTGAATTGATGCCGGTACGCATAGCTGTTACGCCCATTGTTATTATTCCAACCAGAACCGAAAGCCGCGCCGATTGCACCACCAATCAAGGCGCCTCCCCAGTTCCCCCAACCACCGTTGTTATTGCCGCCAATGTCAATAGTAGGCTGCAAGCCGTCCATGAAAAAACCTCATAAGGCAAGAAATTATGCCCCAATAAAACACGCTAGCCTACCGTCTCCTGACAATTATGTAACTGGTGCTGCGGGAAATGTCAAGCTATTTTCTGTACTCGGGCGGAAGCTGCAGTCGAAGCTGTTCAGATTCGTAGCTCAACTCGCAATGCTTCACACCCCTCACCCTGTCACAGTCGAAGAAAAACAGAGTATCGACCAAACGGCAGGGCCAGGAACACGCTCCAGCCCTATGCAGGCGCCAGGCTCTTGCCGAAAGAGTTTCATCAGGCTCACCATTACAGAGAGCATTGACGAGCTGGTCCACAGCAATCGCCACATTTTTCAGCCAGGACATTACTGCTCAATTGTATAGTCAAAAGTCATATCGCGCAGAGCCGTAATGCGCGCCCGGATTGACAGGGTATCGTCATTCTTCACAGTTTTGATGGTATCCTCGTAGGATTGCTGTTTGCCGACGACAACTGACGAGACCTGTGCGAACAGGTCAACCTTGGCAATGGCCTTGGTTATCTGCTCCATACGAGAGATGCCGCGCTCTCGAGCAAGAGCGTCGAGCGTGGGTGTCGCAACATTCTGATTCTGCTTGTATGCTTCGACTTCCAGACGCTGCTGCTCGAAGGTCATCTTCTCAACTGTGGAGAAGTCGGAAAGATATGGAGCGGTCGCCTGGTCAGCTCCGTCCCGTGCGCGGGCAGCGGCTTCTTTTGCCACGCGGTCGAGATTGGCCTGTTGCTGCTCAGCAGGAAGCTCCTCGACACGGAAGTGCTGGGCGGCATTGTCGCCTTCGACTGTCAAAGGCTCGGGGATAATTTCTTCAATATCCGAATCATACGACGGATAAACATACTGCACAGGTACCCACCCCGCCTGACGAACAATGTCAAGGTCGCTGACGCGCAAACCAGTACGCTTCAGGGTGAGTTCGGTTACGACTTGTTTCGTTTCGAGATTTACAAAATCTGCCATGTGTCTCCGACTCCTATATTGATTCAGACGCCTATTTAGCAAAGCATTTCTGTTTTCTCTTACGTCCGAGGCTTATAATATCCATAGACCGCTTCAGAAACTGCCATATCAGTACCCTCTGCGTCAGTAGATATTCCAAGTTGCATATTCCCAGTATGCTGTGCTTCAGCTGTAGTATATAACATAGCATTGTAGTATATTGCATTGGCCGAAGGTCTGTCAACTTTACGATATGAACCAGTAGCACAACTGCCATTCAAAAGTGTGACTTGTGCAACACTCTGGTTTGTTACCTTTATCCGTATTCCACAGTCCAGATAATTGGCAAGCCCAAAAAACAAGTAATAGGTAGATAAAACATTGTTCGGAAGCCAACGCCATTTATGAACATTCCTGGTGCTTTCAGGTTCAGAGCCCTCAAACCACAAAATTGGGGCTTCTAGCTGCAGTTTTACTATCTTTATGC